GAGAGACTTTGCTTTGAAAAGATGTACTTCATCACCAAAGATGGTGTCGAATTGCTCGAACCATTCTTTACCGAATTTGTAAATTGATTGCCATGTAGAAATTATGACACGCTTATCCGTGACCTTCTCTTTACCAGAGTAGATCTTATGGCAGAATTCATCGACATCGTACCCATAGTCTGCGAAGTCTTTGTACATCTGTTCCACTAGGGAAGTAGTAGGGACTACAACCAGAAGTTTTCCGTCAGTGACCTCATGGCAGTACCGAAGCAAGTTATAAATGATAAATGATTTCCCGCTACCAGTAGGACTAAGTAGTATACAGCGTCGATGCTCAACTCCGTGAGAAATAGCTCTGTACTGATAGTCCCTAGGCTTGAAGGGAGCATCAAGAACAGATAAAAACTCAACCAGAGCAGGGTGATCGATGTCGTCTCTAAACGACGGTATTCCATAGATTTCATGTTCGAGTATCTCAAGTTGATAAAAACGATCCGCACAAAAACGACGTAGGTGTTGATATAAACCTACATTCATTTGCTTAGACACCATATTGTAAAGTTTTACTTTACCGTCCCAGTGCCTAGACTTGTACGCTGGCATAAACTTGTAGCCAGGTACAAAGAAGGAGAAGTACTCCCTCAATTCATTTTCTTGAGCTGGATGTGCCTCCACCATAAAGTGTGAATGGTCTTTCATCCGTATACGAATCTTATTATCCACCGGCTTCGAACTTTCTCCAATCAATCATGTTCTTGATGGTTTGGTGTCTCCACTTCAAAGTGTCAACAATTTGCACCAAGGTATCTATCAGAGTCTTATGGTATAAAACCTTTTCCTCAGACTTCTGAATTTCTGGGTCACTATCGTAGTAGTAATCCATCTCACCTTTCAATATTCGTAGTCCACCAAATGGGTCTAAGTCCCAACCCTTCTCACGAAGAGTCTGTTCGTCCATCTTCCCATTATAGTACAACCACTTATCTTTCAATAATGTTTTCTGGTTGTTCTCAGCACGTTTCAATTGCAATTTTGCAAGAGCAAGATACTGTAAGTACTTTGCATGTAACTTAGGTGTCTGCCGCGACACCTCATCTAACTGGTGTTGCGGTATATTACTGTCCTCATCCCATTCGGATAGGACACTCTCCAAATCAATCATATAGAAACCTTAATCATATAAGGTATATAGTATAACACTAAGTCGTTATAAAGTCAACACAATCTTGCCAATAATCTTCGTCATGACCTAGAACATAACTCAAGGTCATCCTGTAACAGTTGGTCCTTGCGGCATGGTAGACCACATCACCAGAACCATATGCGCCAAAGTGTCCCGCCTTTAGATTCCAACCTTGTTCGTCCTGAACAGTGATAACTTCTTGGGTCTTTGGGTCTACATATTTAAACCACCCATCTCCTCTTTCTGACCAAGTAAAGATGAGGTTATATGCGGAGGCGTTTGCATTATTATGCCAACCGATAAACCCTTGGGGTGGGTATAGCGTGGAAAGGGCACTATGTTGTACACCCAGTTCTTCGGTCAAAGACGCATTTAAATTATGCCAAGTCTTTGCGTACTCTTCTGGGTGTGTACCCTTATAGTGGTCGGGTTTGATAGGATAACATACCGAAGTGGATGCGGCACCGTCATGGTCTTCCCCCATGTCGATGATTCTCCACATTTCATCTTCACCAGTATAGTGATCCGCCATACCCTCCATCTCTGGAAACATGCATCGATTGGTTTCCTCCGGTTGATATAGTTCACGGTAAGTATACCGGAAGTCTTCGAGAATACTCAAAACACCCGCATTCTTAATTGAGTATTTCTTGAGGCTCATGACAGAACAAATTCACTAAATCTGAATCCCGCATCAAAGTTAACATAGGTGACATCACCAGTTGTTGATGCTAGCTCAACTGACCCCAATGATGTAGGAATGCAGTTTTTATATAGTATTTGTGCACAGAAGTTATTATGACTAGTTAACACAATGACTCGAATATCGTGGTATGGATCTCCTTCTCCATATACGGAACCCTCCAACCACTTCTGCATTTCTTTGTATGCGGTTAAGTCTTCGTCTAGTATTAGTGTCAACGTTAATTCACCATAATCAATAGAGTCGCCGGGAACAGGTAATCCACCCGAAAGTCTTGGATTAGCCATAACAGCAGCACCCACTGTAGAGCCTGGGTGTTGAACCGACTGCGCAAAGAACTCTAAGTTACCATAGTTTTCTCGTTCGATGACAACACGGAATCCGGTAGGTTGCAAGAAGTTTTTATTTTCTGTAAGTGCCATAATATGTCCTCTGTATGCATCTTATTTATACACATAAAAAAAGGGAGTCCGAAGACTCCCTAAAACGACTAGTTAACTAGTTCTATTTTTTATGAGTTTGTAACCATTAGGTTGTCAACTCGCATGATGCGGTAGTATGTGTTAGAACCGGCACTTGACGTGATGTCAGATGGTTGACCAGTTGTAACGAATGGATTTGCAGCCATACCGTAACGAGTCTTGAAACCAATCTTAGGCTGGAACGTATCTTCCGCAACTGCCTTGACCATCTGTAGTGGTACATATGGGCAGTAGAACATACCTGCGTCATAAGCGTTAGTACCCTTATAACCCAAAGTGATGTAATCCATTTCTGCGTATGGATCGATGTAAACTTTGATCTTACCGTTTAGAGTACCAGCAAATGTGTTACCAGTATCGTCTACAGACAGACCAGCGCCTACTGTGTAGTCTAGTTGACCAGAAGCAGCTAGTGCAGTAGCAACGTCTGAAGAACAGATAACGATGTTACCCTTACCGCGACGTGTAGCTTTTGCAATTGCGTTTGCTTCACGATCTAGATGAATTACTAGACCTTTGAACTTCTCTGCTGACCAACGACCGTCTGCATCAGCAGTTAGATCGAATACGCCAGGAGTAGAGATAGATGCTTGTTGTGCACCTAGAACCGCTTGACTGTTGACTGTACGAACCACTTCACGGTTGATTTCCGCTAGGATTTCAGTTGAAAGAATGTTCGCTAGTTCTGTTTCTGCGTCAAGACCGTGGATTGCTTTCAAGTCTTGTGCAAGTTCTAGAGAGTACTCTGCCTTCAATGCACGTGACTTAGCAACAACAGATTGCTTCTCGATTGAGAAACCCATTTCTGCGAAATCATTACCAGTGTTACCCAGTGCTTCAGCAGCTGCTGTAGACATTGGACGACCAGCAGCATCTAGTTCACGACCAAGACCAGTAGTCTCGTCAAATCCAGACATACCTGATGATTCACCAGTTTGTGAACTAGTAGCAGAACCAGAGAATGCAGAATTTGCTTCGTTGAATAGTGCTTCAGTACCGTCTTGTGCAGTGTAACGTGATTTCATCGCGAAGATAAGACCAGTTGGGCCTGACATTGGCTGAACGCCACAAACGTCATATGCCATTAGGTTAGGCATTGCGCGACGTACTAGAGAGATCAAAACTGGATCCCAGTTGTTTACGCCAGCACCAGTTGCGTTAGTTGGAGTTTCAGTCAAAAAACCTTGAGAAGCAGAACGCTCTTCCATCATTGCTTTTTCTTGGTTTTCTAGGATAGCAGCAGTAACTGCTTTACGGTGATGATCAGTGATCTTACCAGCTGACTCTTCGTTGAGTACTGGAGACCATTTTTCAATCAATGTATCGTATGAATTGTTCATTTTTTAGATTCCTTATTTCTTAGAGGTTTTTCTTAGAGCAGAGATGTAACCTTCCATCATGGAGGATACTTCAACTTCTTCTTCAGCGTCTTCAGCGACTACTGATTCATCGATTTGCTCAGGGATTTCTTTTGAGAAGTATGACTCTTTAACAGTAGTTACTTTTGCAGTGAATGACTCTTCACTTTCAAAATCAACTGTTTCAAGAAGGCCTTTTAACTTCTCCGCTTGAGTGTCTGCTAGGTCACGAGAAGCTTCAGCGATGATTGACTCACGCTTGTAAGTTTCTAGTTCTTCAGCAAGTGAAATTGCGTCACCTGTAGTAGTGTTTAGTTTTTCTTCTAACTCGTCTACCTGTGATGCTAGTTCGTCAACTAGGTCTACCTTAGACTCTGGAACGTCAATGTAAGACTCTACGAATAGGTCTTTCATCTTGTCCATGAACCCTTCAGCGATTTCGGTACGAAGACCGGAGTGGATCGCTAACTTGTTCTCTTCCATCCAAGATTCAACTACATAGTTTAGGTAAGAA